TCGCCCGTTTTCTTTGCCGCAATAACGCCTAGGAAGGTGTCTAAAGCAATTGCAACACCAACTGCAATAGCTAGTGGAGCAAGAGGAACAAAAAATGTAAGCAGAGCAAGTGACATACCCATAAATAGTTTACCCTTTGTCGCAAATAGTGTGTTTAATGACATTTTGTTTGTTTTAGTAAAAGATTATTCCGTTGTCGTATTGGTTATTATCTTCTGACTTATCAATCAGCGGGTCAATTTGTGTTTTATACCCTGGAAAAAGCTCTACATTTTTGGCTAAGTAATCAAAAAGTAGTTGCTCCTGGAACTCTGCTCGATTTTGAGCTTCATTCCTAAGATAGTTTAACTCTTGAAAGGAGCTCACTACAGCGTTTTCATCTGTATTTCGCAATACACCCTTACCTCGAAGGTTATTGGCCATCCAAGGCAGCGCTAAGCTGACTGTTCGCCACATAACTTGAGGCTTAATGTAGTTCTCAACAAGTGCTATTTCGTCTGCATTCAAAGTTTGAGCTGAAAACGATAAAAGTATTTCGTCGTAAAAGTTTGAACCCAAAAGTTTTTGAGTATAATTTGATTGAGCCGCAATTACGTGAGGAAAAAGGTCCTTCTCTTGAACGTTTTCGGTTACGGGAGAGTTTTCACGTATGTATGCTTGACTTATTAAGTATATCATTTTGTTTATTTTAATGCGTTTATCATCAATTGGACTGCAGAGGCTCCGCTTTTCTCGGCGGTGTCTTTAAGTGCGTTAATAAAGTCTTCGGAAAGGTTTATTTTAACGTTTGCATCAACGTTATATAGTTGTGCAACCGTATTTAGTATTTCCTCCACCTCAATTACTACCGCTTTTAGCTTTGTGTTGCTGAAAATAGCGAACGAGTCAAGTATTTCGCTTGTTGCGCCTAGCTTGCCTGAGGTTGCTACACCCATTACAACAGGTGAAATTTGATGAGCATAGGCAATGTTGTTAACAATACTTGTTTGAACGTCAGCAAAGGCCTCATCAAGCTTATTCGCGTCCATCATTGAGATGTCTGGCGCCGTTTCTCTATCTTTTGACGTCAGTACAACAACTTTACCCGCATTACGTGCACCCGCCATACTTTGTTGCAAGCTGCTAATGTACTTTTGCTTGTCGTCTTTGTTTGCAAACTGCTTATAAATTTTGATTATAGCCGATGGGTTGATTGAGTTTTGAATGTTTTGCTTTTGAAAGTAAGACACTTGACTATCTAGCCAAATCCAGTTTGAAGCTGAAACATACTGCGGCAAAGAGTATATGCGTTGTCCTGGACTGTCCTGCTGCAGTTGCAATAGCTCGGTTACTCCGCCTTCTTTGTTTGCGTGATTCAACTTTGTAATGAACTTTTCTTTACGGCTTGCGTATTGCCAATCCTCATTTATTAAGTAACCCTTTTTATTCGTTGCTGTTCGTACTTTTTCAGCGCCAATTACTTCAACGTTTTTTACTGTTCCGTTTGTTTTGTGAACAAGGAATGTATTGCGATTATGAATAAGCGTCTCTAGTGCCACCTGTCGAATGAATTTAGGGCTCATCTTACGCTTTAAACGAGTAAGTTGAAGGTCTTTCTCAAGTCCGTCTTTGCCTTTAATATCGACCTCTATATCGCTTGCCATCAAAATGTCTGATGTAAACTTCAAAATGGAAGAATGGAAAGGAGAAGAGTAATACATATCAATCAGGTGCTGAGGGTATAGGTTGTCAGAACCAAACGGAACAAACGCACCCCTTGCGTTAATATCAATTCGCGGTTGGCTTAGGTCATACCCAACGTTATTCGTGAACCTTTGATAATTAAAGCTTTGTGCATCTTCAGCATTTTGATTACTTTGCGGTGATGGTGATGGTGCTGGTGCAGAAGATTTAAATATTCTTTGAATTAAATTTGCCATTGTTTTATTTTATTATAAATAGACGGTATTTGTATTTGGGTAGCTTGCGGTTGTGCCTGTTACGTGGCACAAGCCCGTTTCGAGTTTTCGAAGGACTGATGTATTAATATTGTCGGGGTCACCGCTTGATGGCCACTCAAAACAGCTGTATATGTAGTTGCCATCTTTATTAAGTTCAATTTCTGCGTTTGATAAGGTTGCACCTGTTGTAACACGTATATTAAATACGTCATACCTGCCTGGTGCGGCTGAAGTATTGCCAGTGGTTATGCAATATTCTGTCCTGAAGCTTTGCGTGTTTACAAATTCAAACAAAACATTCAAACTTTGATTCAGCATGAGCTCGGTTGCGGTTACCACAACAGCGTTAGTTGAATTACCTGTTAAGTGTATCATTTTTTAATTATGATTAAAGAGGTTTAAAACAAAAAAAAGGCCTTTACGCCCTTTTCGAGAGCGCAAGGGCCTTTTTTAAATTATGTTTATAAGCAGTTATTATGCTGCTATAAGTGCAAGCGCTGTTGCTTCTTGAATTTCAAAAACAGGCTTTGCATCTTCGCAGGTGAAAGTCAAAGTATAACCGTTAAGGTCAGCTTTGGCCGTTCCAGACCCGCCTTCATTTCCAGTTAAGTAAACTTTGTCATCATCTGACCCAAACAACCAATAAAGGCCGTTGCTGTCTTTAATTACAAATGTCAACCCAGGTTGTCCCAAAGCAAGCAAGAGCAGTTTTCTGCGTTTGTCAGCTTCTCTACGAGAAAGTTGGATTGTGATAGTTTGATTATAAAAAGTTGAACCGTTTACAAGGTCAATTGTGCTAGTTTCAACGTAATTTGAAGTGTTAGGGTTGAATGCGAACTGAACGAAAGACGTTACAGCTGACAAAAGAGTAACACCTGTAACCAAAGACGTAGCGTCAGTTGTTACGGCGTCATAAATTGCCCCATTATTAATCCAAGCACTTACAATACCACCCGTGTTACCACTGCAACTTTTTGCTATCTCTTCTAATGTGTTACAAAAACTCATTGTTGTTAGTTTTTTTGTATCTTTGCCCCAAGAGACTATTCTCTTAGGGCGTAGATAGATTTTTAATTGAGTGAATTATGATTAAAGAGTGTTGTATGTAACAACTTCTTCAGAAACCAAGTAGTTAACTCCAAACTTGAAGTTACCAACAATACGTACTGTACGTACCCCTGTCTTATCAAACTGCGGAATGATAGAAAGTTGCTCTTCATCAGACAATAGGTCAGTAACCAATGTCAAGTTTTGAGAGTCAGCCGCTACTATTCTTTCTGCAGGTAGACCTGGTGCCAAAAGCAAAGGAATACCGAGGAAGTTAGGCTCTTTAGCACCTACGTAGTATGCTTCGCTAGAAGCATTTGCGATAGCTTGCTGGTAAAGCTTGAAAACGTTTGTTGAAACATAGAACTTCAAGTTTTCACTCGAAATAACAGTTGCAGGAATAGCGTTGTAGATAATTTGCATTTGACCAACAACGTTAGCCGCAGTCAAAGCAGATACAGTTGCAGTAGCAACAATAACGTCATCATCAACGTCAGCAATCTTCAACACACCGTCACAAATGTTTTGTGGGTAAGTTGAACCTGTTACGTCACCTTGCCATACAGCAATCTCTAGGTCATTCTGAACCTTTTTTCCAACTTCACCAATCATATAGTCGACGAATTGAGCAGGAGCAGCTTCACCTGTGTTAGAACCAGCTCTTAAATACTCCGAAAGGAAGTTGTTTTCAAAAGTTGTTGAACACAATTCAAGTTGAATGTCTTTTGAACAAGCCTCTAGTTGCTTTTGAGAGAGTGTTCCCTCACCTGTTGAAGACCAAGCGCAGCTTGCATCTTTAATTATTGAACCTACATCATATCTCGGCACATTTACCTTGCTCTTAACACCAGGTATTACGCGAAACGTTCCTTTTGAAGGACCACTAAGTAGTGCCTTAGAGTAAAAGTCAATTAAGTCTTTTCCAGCATACGTAGTGTTGTCGGTAATTGAGAATTCGAATTTTTTCATTGTATTGTTTTTATTTTATTATTGTGTTTAGTTTTGTGAGTTTGATATAAAACGCTTCTCAGCATTAAATACACCACGTAGCTCAGAAATTTTTGTGTATACGTCTTTTTCAGTAGCAGTAAAGTCTTCTTCTTCAGTAGCAGCTCCGTCAATCTTCGCTTCTAGCGCCTCAATCTTAGCTTCTAGCTCGTCAATCTTAGCAAGCAGTACAGCTCTTTCATCTTCAACAGGAGCATCAGCAGCAGGAGCAGCATCATCTTCGGCCATTACTTCTTCAACTTGCTCAGAAGCTTCAGCCTCAGCTTCAATCTCTTTCATATCTGCGATTTTTCCATCAGCAACTACGATTACAATTCCCTCAGCGGCAATTTCATATTCTCCGTCAGCTGCACCAACAGTGTTTCCATCTGCGTCAACCATATTGACTGCAGACCCAACTGCTAGTTCGTCAACGATAAGCATTTCGTCTACTCCAGTAGCCGCAACCTCAACAAACAACTTTGTTTCCAAGTTGAAAGTTTTGACCGCACCTCTATTGCCTTCGAAGTACTTAGCAAAAAGTTTAATTTTCTTCATTTTATTTTCTTTATTGTGATAAATAGTTGTAATTTCTTTCGGTGTTTCAGACAGTTCAACGCTTAGCGCCTCTTTTTCTTTTAATGGAAGAGCGGCCATAAGTCCTTCGATTGAAAAGCCAACGCCTTCCATCTCTTTTATAAACTGCCAATCTTCGGCAGCTACTTTAGCCTCAATGAACCAACTACCTTTCGATAGTTCAAAGCCATAAAATTGAGACTTATCTAACTTGCTATCTTCAACAATCCAATTGGCCCTTACGAAAGCCTGTACTTTTCGCTCTGTATGTTCAAAGTTGAAAACCAAAACCCTTTGTGAAGCTTCTGAATTAAACTTCTCAACCATTCTTTCTATGACGTCTGCAGTAAATACAACGTTGTATTCTTTCCCGTCTGCATCCTTCCTGTAAATTTCTTTGTCCGCAATGATAGCTGGTCCCGCAATAATGCGTTTATCGTTTGAGAAAGACCACTTATCCTTATTTTCATTCTGAGCGTTGAAGCGCTTTGCCATTAGCTCAATCGCAGGTGTTTGCGTAATAGCAATGCCGTCGATTCCGCTTTCCAGCATCTCTTCATCAATCTCAATGTAATATGTCTTTAGCTTTTTGTTCATAGCGTCTAGTGTTATATATTTTAAATGAGTTGTTTTCTATTATAGGTTTGAAGTTACAGCCGAAAACGGCACCTCATACTCGAAACCTCGTTCAATACCCTCTAGACTGATTTGATAGTTTGGCCCCGATGGCTTGTCAGTACCACTGCCCCCATCAACACTCGTCACGTTTAAGCCGTTTTCAAGCCCTAACAAAATATAACGACCCATTGTGTCCTTTACCATACAAACAAGGCTAGGGTTGGCCTCTATGTAAGCCTGCAAAGCGAATGCGGTCGACGCTTGTCTGCGAGGAACAGTAAAGTTTACTGAATGAGTGTATTCCTCAATTCCAAATTCATCAATTGAATAACCAACCGTAAAACCTATCGTGTTTCTTGGGCATTCAATTTCAGTAAACGGTGTTTGCAATTCCAACGATGTAATTTCGTTCGTTGAAGTTGAAGCGGTAAAGGACGTAACGTCGCTTAACTTAACAAAAAAGACGTTTCGAGCCCCTCCTAGGTTTTCTAAGCAGTTCTTTTGTATTGTTGTAAGTGTATTGCACATAGTTATTATTTATTCGCTCGTTAATTTAGTCATTGACATAATGTTGAATACAAACACTACACTCAAACTTAAAACCTCTTTGGCTTTCGTTATATCATCGTTGGCCAGGTTCATTATTACTCTTTCCCAACTAAACTGCTGGCGCTCCCGTTCTTTTGCCAACTCATTATAATGTTGTTTTCGTTCGTTTGCCGTAAAATCAGATAAATCCTCTTCTTCTCCATCTTCACCCAGTGAAAAGAAAGCTCCATAATTATTCATGAAGCCTTCCCTCCACTCTATATACTCTTTTACTGCCCCTATTAGCTGTAGTGCGTTTTGGTCCTGAAACAACGCTTTACGCTTTTCAACGTAGTCACCGTATTCTTCGTACTTTATAGCCCCAAACCCAGTTTCTTTGAACTGTTTATAAATAACAGCAATAATAGCTAAGTCATCTTGGTTTTTTAGGTAGTTTTCCAGGTCAATGAACTCGCCCAAAGTCATCCTATTAAACGGAGCTTTTCGAAACGCAACATCATCCACCTGGAACTCTTCAATTCCGACCTTTGCTTTGTTTAAAGAGCTTGATAACTCTTCTTGCTTTTGAATTACATCGATGTAACTCATCTTCTCAGCTTCTTCAGTCGAAATATTCATAAAGATGGCTGCCATCTCAATGTAGTACTCACTTAAAGTTTCGTAATTCTCCTTTTCTATTGTAAGAATTTCGCAATATTGATATATTTTCATTATGCTTCAAGTGAAACTGGAGAAGACAACTGCATGAAGCTTATAAAGTCATTTACGCTATCATATAAATAATCAATGAGGCCTATGCAAGGCAAGTCAAGGAACAAAGTAGACTTTGCTCTTATGCTTTCAATTGTTACTTTGGCATCTTCTTTTCCTTCCTCAATAAAGAATGAAGCTATAATCATTGCGGTCTTGTCTTCTTTTTCTTTGGCCAATATTGTTTCCAAATTGGACATATCCTTAGCTGAATTTGTTTTCCTTTGATTATAAACAACACCTTCAATGGTAACGGAGGATGCTTTATCTCTTTTCTCACTCATATCAAACATACTTACTACGAGGTTTTGAAACTTAATTGAATCAACCTTATAAAGGTCTTCCTTATCAATGGTTGCAAGCTTCGAGATAATAGTAACCCAAAGGTCAACAACGTCGTTTATGTTTGCGAAGCTATTATTCACCATTTGGAACTCACCCAGCGTCAGCTCGGATAGCTTTGTTTTGAGCTCGTATTCTTTTTCGTTTAGTGTTAAAATTGTCATGATGTATTTTGTTTAATGTTTGTTTTATTAAAGCTCCGCTCCTTCGCGAATGTTGTTCAACCTGCCTGTTGTTCTTTTGAGGTCGGTTTCGCTAACGAATGCTTGAATTGCTGTGCTTTGGTTGTCGCTTTCAATTGCTTCGTCCTCACCTGCTTGGTTTGTGTTGTTTCCACCTTGGCCAAAGAAGTTAACGTTGGGTCCAGAAGAAACAGTTGCGCTTGAAGAAGCTGAACTTGCTCCTGCACTTGATGTTCCTGGTACTTTCGCAACAGTTGCCTTAGATGCCTTTACGGCTTTAGCAATAGCGGCGCCAATACTTATAGCCTGTACACCAAATCCAATCAACAAAGGAATGTTTTGAGGGAACCCTGCAGATAAAGTCTTTGCAAAACCAACAGATATATCTGTTCCAGATTCAGCCGACTTTAAAGCAATGTTACTTAACGTTTTTTGAGCGTTATCTACTAGCTCTTTGGCATTAAGAACTTGCTTTGCAATTAAAGCGGTTTTACCTAAGGCCGTTTCTTCTCCAGCAAATTGAATTGTTGTGTCAAGAAAGCTCCTTTGAGCATTAATTTTATCTTGAGCCAGTTTTTCAGCAATAGCTGCCTCAACATCTGCATTTGCTTTCTTTGTTGCAAGGTCAGAGGCATCAAACTTTTTGTTTGTTGCCTCTTCCTGTGTTTTTTGTTCATCGCGCAGCTTTGCTAACAACTCT